CTTTTCAGCTGATAGATACGACTTAGACTTTGTAAAAAGAGTATTGGCGGATAAGTGCTTTTCTTTCAAAATTGAAGATGCAGAATAATACAATAAAATAAGTGAGTTTATGACACAGCAAGAATTTATGGAACGGACGGGGATAACCCCTACAGCAGAGGATTTTGATTACATCCATGCGGTTTATCTGAACACTTCGATGAACAAGGATGAGTTCTGCAAAGATTTCAAGAAACATGGGGACAGCCGGATTATCCGCGATGTCCATGTACGGGTGCTGAACTATGAGATGAAATGTGAACGGCAAAAGGAAGTTATCGGCAACCTGACCGACTTCCTGATTGGAAAGGCGCATGCGTATGACGATACCGATTTCCGCAAAGAAGCGGTAGGGCTGGTCGGTGAGATGGAAGTGGTGAAACGGACCATTGAATTGGGGCTTCCGCTTTGGGATGAAGACAGGATGGTTGTCCTTTCGATGATAGAAGAACAAGGCAAATAGATTGCCGGATAACTGGCAGCCCGGAAAGACGGGCAGGGGCGGCAGGCACGGCCGGAGAGTTGGTAAATCGAAATAAGAAAGCGTAGAAAGCCGTCGGGGTTCGATTCCCCGCGCCCCACGATATAAACTTTTAAAATTTAGAGTTATGGCAAAGAATTTCAATCCGAGAACAGCAGAGAGTCTGTTCAAACAGAAGTTGCGCACGATGATAGGCAGTACGGCACATACGCAGAATATTGCCGACCAGGCGATGGAGCTGGCTGGACAATTCATGACGGAGGATGAGATAAGCAACTCGGATGCCTACCGGGTGATAGAGAATGTGAGCTGTGTGTGTGAGGAAGCGATGCAGGTGCTGGTCGAAGAACTGCAGAAAGGGACACGCCTTCATGAAATACTGACGGGTGATTAGGAAATAGCGGAAGCCGTTGAAAACCTTTGAACGAACGATAACGATTAAAAAGTATGACGATATGAGAAAGCAGATTTTGACAGATAACGAGACCAAGACCTTCTTGATGAAGACATTCGGATGCAGCCGTCAGGCTGTGTGGCAAGCACTGAATTTTGTCCGTGACAGCGATCAGGCGCGCCGGATACGCACTCTTGCCCTGAAGCGAGGCGGCAAACTGACTGACGGGAACTTCATCCCGAACTGCGAAACCACCTTCGAGGAGTGCGAGAAGACCATGACCTGCACTTTCGGTCCCCGTGTAAAACTCGTGGTCCACAGAAAGACCAATGATGTGGATGTGTACGTGGACGGAAAACGGACTGAAACCTACCAATGTGAATTTGTATCGGATTTCATGCAGCTGCAGCACGAGACCCAACAGATGGCATCTGCCTTATAAATAGAAATGAAATGGAGTATTATGGAAAGATATTGTGCATATCCTACAATGACCTGACTTACGATGACCGACCGGTGATGGTGAACGGAAAGGCAGACTACAGCAGAAGCCGCACGCTGAAAGGAGTTCATCCTTCCACTCTTTCCGAAGAAGAACTTGCTCCCATCATGTCGATACCCAATTACAAGAAGTTAGCGGCAAAGGAGAAAATCAATGTAGTTCGATCCGGAAGAGGTCTGGGAGGTTACGTTTTGGTAGAAATAGCCACCATGCCCCTACGGTTTCAGGAAAGGATAAAACTAAAATACGGAGATATGAAAGAAGACGTAATAAGAAACTGGCTCGGCAGCCATTACCACATCGATGCGAAAGCCCGGGAATTTTACACCCGGTTCCGTTTTGACAACGGAGATGCACTGCCACCGGAACACATCCAAGAATATACGGTAAACGCTTCGGTAATTGAGGCAGTGATGCGTGCCATGGAGGATGCCACGTTTATGCGAAAGGCCATGAAGGCCGGGCCGGTGAACTGGGGCGAACTGGCAGGAGCCATCAGTTACTACCAAGCAGAGTTCGGACATACCTTGCCTGTCAGTTCCAACCGCTTCAAGAAGCGTGTGAATGACTTCAAGGCCAACGGCTATGAAAGCCTTATCAGCCGCAAGTTCATGAACCAGAACCGCCGGAAAGTGACCTATGACATTGAACGCCTGCTGCTGAGCATCGATGCCCAACCGGAGCAGCCCTTCAATACCACCGTGTGGGAACAGTACAATCTATTTGTGCAAGGAGAACTGGAGCTATATGACCCCGAAACCGGCGAGGTGTTGAATCCGGCAGACTTTACCGACAAGGATGGAAATCCGCTGGTATTGAGCCCGGCCACAGTAGCCAACTACCTGAACAACCCCAAGAACAAGGCCCTTCGCGGTAAGCTGCACATGAGCCAATGGGATTTCAACAATGCCTACCGTCCTTATCATCTGCGCAGCATCGGTGAATATTCCTTGAGTAAGGTTTCTCTTGACGACCGCGACCTGCCGCGCCCAATGAAGGATGGCAACCGAGTGAAAGCCTATTATGCCTACGATGTGGTGAGCGGTGCTGTGGTGGGATATGCCTACAACCGGTACAAGACTACCGAGTTATTTTTAGACTGCATGCGAAACATGTTCCAGACCCTGGACCGGAACGGCATGTATATCCCCGCCGAGTTAGAAGTGGAACACCACCTGGTAAGCGACTTTGCCGACGGATTGATGCAAGCCGGTACCGTCTTCCCCCTGATCCGCTGGTGTAACCCCGGGAACTCGCGTGAAAAACGTGCCGAGCACAAGAACCGCGAAAAGAAATACGGTGTGGAGAAACGCACGCAGGTAGGTATCGGCCGATGGTATGCCAAGCTGGAGGCCAACCGCCCGAAGGAAGAAAAGGTGTATGACGAAAAGAACAACACCTACAAGGTGAAGACCTATAGTTATGAAGAATTGGTAGCCGATGATATACGCGCCATTGAGACCTTCAACGCACAGCCTCACCCCAACCAAAAGCGCTATCCGGGCATGAGCCGTTGGGATGTGCTTTGCGCCCATCAGAACCCGAACCTTGCACCTTGGGACAAGGCCGTTCTTTACCGGTTCATCGGACAGCACACCGAAACAACCATCCGGCAGAACACCTACTGCACGGTGATGTACAACCAATACGGACTGCCCAGCCCGGAAATCATCGAAAAGCTGGAGCCGAGGAACTACAAGGTAGATGCCTATTATCTGCCCGATGCCGACGGAACCATCAACGAGGTATATATCTACCAGAACGGACGATATATCGCCACCTGCAAGCCCGTAGCCCGTTACAATGAGAATACAGCCGAGCAGACCGAGTACGACAAGGCAGCCTATACCGAACAGTCCAAGTATGTAGCTCAATTCGACAAGATGATGAAGGACGGCAAGATCAAGCGTGTGGGCATCCTTGCCAAAGAGGAAGCAAAGCTGATAACAGAGGTACAGGCGGAAGCCGTTCCCCTTCCTGCACAAGCCGAGGAAGAAGATTACTCAGCCTATATGGACATCAGTGCCTTCGAGCATGATGCAGTAGCCAAGATATAATTAACGACGTTAGAACGAATTTAAAACAGCATTCAAATGGAAATAACAAATGAAGTAAAGCAACGTATTGTGGCAGCGATAGCCGCCGACCGTGAAAATTATCCCAGTGACAACCGCCATGCCACGGCACTGGGCATAGCCCCCAGCGTTTACAATGCCATCAAGCGGGGCAATTATGAAAAGCAGGTCAGTGATGCCAACTGGGTAGGTATAGCCCGAAGATTAGGCGTGCAACTGCGTACAGAAATACCTTGGCTGGCAGCACAGACCCCGACCTACGTGTTTGTGAGCAAGCAGCTGGAAGTGTGCCAGGGAAGCGGGCTGAGTGCCATCCTGTGCGATATGCCCAATATCGGCAAGACCTTTACAGCGAAAGCTTACGTGAAGCAGCACAAGCACGCCGTATATGTGGACTGCAGCCAGGTGAAGACCAAACTGAAGCTGATACGCTACATTGCCAAGGAATTCGGTGTGACCAGCAACGGACGCTATAGCGACGTGTATGAGGATCTGGTGGCCTACCTGCGCACGATTGATACGCCCCTGGTTATCCTGGATGAAGCCGGGGACCTGCAGTATGAAGCCTTCCTGGAGTTAAAGGCGCTTTGGAACGCTACGGAACGCTGCTGTGCCTGGTATATGATGGGTGCCGACGGATTAAAGGAGAAGATCAACCGCGCCATCGAAGGCAAGAAGGTGGGCTATACCGAAATGTTGAGCCGCTACGGTGACTCCTACAGCAAGGTGACCCCGGACGATGCGCAGGAACGCGAAAAGTTTCTGAAGGCACAGGCTGCCATCGTCGCAAAAATCAATGCCCCGGACGGTGCCGACATTGCCAAGATTGTTCATAGCACCGGAGGCGGCTTGCGGCGCGTATATACCGAAATCGAAAAATTAAGGAGGATGCAGGCATGATAAGCAAGATAGAAATGCAAGCGATGGATGCTGTTATCGGTATCCATCGCGAGATGAGAAAAGCGAATGAGATAGACTGGGAACAGCGCAGATATGAAATTGCCAAAAGCATGCTTCCGGTAGTAAGAAGCAATTCATCAGGTATAATGTCTATAAAACAAGTTGTCAGACTTGCTGTGGACTATGCTGATGCTCTTATTGAAGAATTGAAAGGAGGTAACCGTGAAACTGAAGAGAGCCTACAGTCCCGGTGAGGTGCTGAACATGAAGATTCCCCGGTTCGAGTTTTCCGGGGACTGGCAAACCTCGATAGGCAACCCGGCCAAGAGCGGCGTGTGGATTATTTGGGGAGCCAGCGGAAACGGTAAGAGCAGCTTTGTGATGCAGCTGGCCAAGTACCTGTGTAGCTTCGGACGCGTAATTTATGACAGTTTGGAAGAAAGTACCGGTTTGTCGTTCCAGATGAGCCTGAAACGGCACAAGATGGGTGAAGTGAAAAAGAAGCTGATTATCCTTGACCGGGAACCGATGGAGCAATTGGAGGAACGGTTACGGCGCAGAGGCAGTCCCGGAATCGTGATTATCGACAGCTTCCAATACAGCGGCTTGAACTACAAAACCTACAAGGAGTTCAAGGAACGTCATCCCAAGAAACTGTTTATCTTCATCAGCCATGCCGAGGGGCTTCATCCGGCAGGTAGAAGCGCCCGCAAGGTGGAATATGATGCCGATGTGAAAATCATGGTAAGCTGTTTCAAAGCCTGGTGCAAAAGCCGCTTTATGGAGCGGCCCGGTGAGCCCTACGTGATATGGGAAGAAGGTGCTGCCAAAACATTGAAGGACGATAATATGGAGGATTATTTGAATGATGGAATGGGAGAATAAGCTGTACCAGATACTCCTGAAAGAACAGGAAGCGGAGGCCGTGGTGGACGATTGGGTAGAACGTAACATACAAAGCGACCTCCGTCTGCGCAGGGCCAAGACAAAGGGACACGTAGTGATAGAAACCAGGGATGTGATGTTTGCTCGGAATATTCAGGTATGGCATCCGTCCTGCCAAATAAACATTAAAGATTTGAAGTGATGGAAAAGAAAGAAGAAAAGAAAGTGTGCTGCATCTGCGGCAAAGAGTATGAGGGCTACGGATACAATCCGTTCCCGGTGAAAGAAGAAGGCTGCTGCTGCCAATCGTGCAACTACAGTGTGGTGGTTCCGGAACGGTGGGAACGACACAAGGCTTTTCAACGTGGTGAAGCGACCGGTGCCGGGAAAGTGTACATCAGCGGAGCCATCGCGCACTATGATATGAATGAGCGCAAGGAAGCCTTCAGCCGTGCCGAGGAGAAACTGATGGCACAAGGCTATGATCCTGTAAACCCTTTCAGGAACGGATTGCCGGATGAAGCTCATTGGAGAGCCCACATGCGGGCCGACATTGCCCTGTTGCTGGCTTGTGACTATATCTACATGCTGAAGGACTGGGAACTGAGCAAGGGAGCCAAACTGGAGCTTGACGTAGCCAGTTCGTGTGGCATTAAAGTATTGTTTGAATAACCTTTTAATAGTGAATGTATGGAAGAAAAACAGAAAGTTCAGGTCGTATTTGAATTTGACCGTTCCGAGTATGACGCGTATCTCTTTTTGATGAATCAAAAGAAGACGAAAGAGGTAGAGCAAATATGGAACACCATGAGCGGTGAGCCTGTGGTTGCGGATATTGATTTGTTTGAAGAGGACAGCCAGTCTGTAAAACTTATGATGATAAGTTTGGCAATTCTTTCAGTGGAGAAAAAAGTGAAAGGATGATATGGCACAGGAAGTAACCAATTTCGCCCGGTTCTATGCATTGTTCAACAAACTGCCTTATCAGGGCGATCGGGAGGAATTCAAAAAACAAATCGTGCTGCAGTACACGTGGAACCGGACAGACAGTCTGAAGGAAATGACGGCCAAGGAGTATGAAGTTTGTTGTACTGCTCTGGAGAAACTGAGCGGACAAGACGAATGGCGGCAGAAACTTCGCGAGGAACTGCGACGGAAACGCAGCGTCTGCCTGAAGCTGATGCAACAGTTGGGTATAGACACCACCGACTGGAACCGGGTGAACGAATTCTGCAACAACCCCCGGATAGCCGGCAAGCCCTTTGTTCAGGTTAGTACAGCCGAGCTGGAACAACTGGCCATCAAACTGCGGGCTATCCAACGAAAAGGAGGTTTAACCGATAAATAGAGCAATATGGATAAAAAAGCACATGAAGCGCTTGAGCGCATAAGAAAAGACGTGACCCTTACGACATCCGATATGGAGAACCAGGATGCAGCGGAGTTTTTCAACGAACTGGCCGACTGGGCGTATGCCAATGGGGAGGCCATGCTGATAGACGATGAACCGGAAAAGCAGGATGATTATGAGGATAGATGACCAAGACAAGCTGATAAAAGCGGGGTTCTGTATAATACGAAAGGATGATTATCCAGGCCCGAGGATAAAGATGTGTACCGGCATAAACGGTGGCTGGAAGACATACAAGAAGTTTGAAACCAAAGCAGAAAGAGA